ACCATTTCTAAGATCAAGTGCTTGTGTTAAATTCAAGGATGGATAACTAACAGAATCAACATCTAATTGCAACATAGAAGTGCCTAACACACTTGTTCCTGCTGCTGACTCTGCCTTAACCCAACAAGTAAATTCTTTAGGCGAAAAAGCCTTTGCTGATTTTGACATTATTTATCTCCTTCTTTCTTCTTTGTAGAAACTGCTTTAGGTTTATCTAAAACATCTACTTTATTTTCGATTAATTTATGGACAGAATTTACATCTATTGTTTTGCCTTCTCTTAAATCAGACCAATCTGATGCAGAACAACCACAGCTTTTCCAATTGTTTGATAAATTCTCTCCTGTTTTTAGTTTTATTTTCATAAATCTCCTAGCTTACATTTCCTAAATGTTGGCATTTCCAATCCCATTCTGTTATATAAACACCAGAGTCTTCATCTGAGTTTAAGTTTGTACTTTCAAATCTACAATTAAATGCATTGGTACTATCTGTTAAAGTCATACTAACATTACTGTGTATCAATGCTTCTATACGAGAAACATACCTAAGTATATGATCTAATGCAGTTTCTTTAACATTTACCTCTGCAAATATAAACCTTATTGTAATAGAAAACTCTCTTGTTTCAGAGGTTGCATTATACTCGTTTAAAACACTTCCTGTAGGTATAAGCTGTAATGCTTGATTTACACCTTTAGGTACAGTATTTCCTTTATAGACAGGTAGAGCACCTTTAAATTCTGTTTCCAAAACAGACTCTAACTTGTCTAAAATATTCTTCCAATTGTTTGTGAAATTTACTGCCATTCTTAATATTTTCCAAATCTGACAGTTCTAGTTCCACCTCGTGTCATTTTAACTGAATTTATCGAAGAATTATCTACTTCTTCTCTCCATCCTGCTACTTCCATTTCCCATTCATCATTAGCAGTAGCAACACTAGAATCTGAGCTACCACCAAATCTTATTTCTATGCCATTAGCAATATGTTGATAATCTCCTGTAATCTTTTCAGCAGTTACGACTTGTCTGTTTTTTAAGCTTTCTCCATCTTTAACCCAAACAGAATAAGTGGCAGTTCCAAGAACACCTCCACCTATAACTTTAATCTTTATTAAGTCCCAAGAGCCTGACCATCTTCCTCTTGTATCTACTGGTCTTATGCTTCCTGATGTATAAGTAACATCTCTTATAACTCCTTTTGATGAGTCCCCAGTTGTTTGCCATGATAGTGCAGCTCCTCCTTTGTTTAAAGCATCTATATTACCCATTGCATCTTCCATCATTGCTGTTGCAACTTCTGAAGTTGGGTCATGGCTTCTAATAAGAAAGGTTGCTGCTAATAATGCAGTTGTTCTTACTATTATATAATCATAATTACCTTCTTTATCTTTTAATTGTTCTTTAGGTAAATTAGGGTCTAGCTTAGCATCTAAATATCTACTAGCATTAGCTGTAATTCTTGTGATTAATGTAGAAAAATCTTCCCCTGCTTCCATGTTTAAATCATTGGGATTCACACTACCATCAAAAGAAGCTACGAGTAAATCTAAATCTGCATCATAAAAAAACCAATTTTGATGTACTGAATCTATTGTACTTTCATCTACAGCCAAGTACACACCTGAATCAACAGCATGAGTAAGCTGATGAGTTCCAAATAAATTTCTAGCAGAAGAAACAGCCAAAGTAGTTCCATCTGTAACAGCAGACACTTTCATCCACTCATTGTTTATTTTCATTAAGTCATGCTGTTCAAATCCTGTTGTATTATCTACTCCTACTGCTGAAGCTCCATCATTAACTTCTACACCTATTTCTGTTTTTTTCGTAGTAACATTGCTTGTAAGATTAGTCATCAATTGACCATCTTTAAATAGTTGTGTTACTAATCCTACATTATAAGCATAATAAACATTCACATTTGAAGCTCCTCCAAAATCTGCAAGTGTTGCCTCTGCTTCCCACCCATAAATAGGTCTTTTGTTGTCAAAAGAATCTAATTGAGGAAATACATCCTTTAATTGTCTGTGTGTACAGTATGTTGGTGCTGTTGCCATATTAACCTCCTATAACTACATTAATTTTGCCTTCAACTTTAGTATTTAAAGACCTAGCTTTTATTTCCATAATAGTATTAGAACTTGTTTCTGTTACATTTCCTGCTAAAGCTCCAGTATGAATAGCACTTACAACAAACTCTGCATTAGGTTTAGATGTAAAATCAATTGCACCTGTATCATAATTTATAGTTCCACTACCATTACCTACTAGACTTCCATAGCCATCATCATACATAAAAGCATTAGAATTGCTAATTGTATTCCCTGTTGCAGGATCTATTACAGTATCATCAGGCAATGAAGCTGCTACTGCACTAGGGATATTATCTATACCAGGTATTCTTCCTGTTGGTGTAGTAGCATGACCAAACCATCTTACTGTAGCTCCTGCCCCACCTGTTCCTGCTGTTAAAGCTATAGAAGAAGTAGATAAATAAGAGCCTGATGTAAATCTTATATCTCCATTAACGATACCTACAGTTACTTTCTTTTCAAATAAAGTAGCTCCTGCTGTATAATATTTTTGATTAAAGAAATCTTGTATTTTACTCAAGACTCCATTACGACCACCAAAATTAGTATTATTAGCATCTACAGTAAAAGATACTTCATTTCCTGCACCACCACCATCAACATTACAGAAAAAATAATATGTTTCACCTGCTGTTAGTCCTGAATTTGTACCAGGAGTTATACCTGATAATCCTAATTCTTGATAACCTGGGTTGTAGCATTTAATAGCAACAGAACCAGGAACTATGCCTGATGTAGGAATATCTGTAGATCTACCATAACCAAAAAAGTTAAATGCTTTAAACTTTCCATCGTTGTCTGTTCTTGCTGTTGTTAATCCATCAAAATCGTGATAAGCATTAAAAAATGCAAATCTAATTGCTGTTGTGTCAGCATGTGTTGCTGCTAAAGAACCATACATACCTCTTTTAATCGTCAAAGTGCTGTTTGCTAAGTCTGCACCTGTTCCTAATGCTGTAACCTCACATATTTCATTTTCTATTCTTATTAAATCCCCTACTTTAAAAAGTTTAGACTCTCCATTTAAAACATTTAAAGTTGTGTGAGTAGCATCTGACCCTATTTCAGTATTGGTTGCAAGGTCTACTTCTGCTGTAGAATCTGTATACATATTTGAATCAGGAGTTGCATTAGCAACAGATGTTCCTGATAAAACACCATCTGCTACAGAAGATATAACTCTTGACATAGGAAAGTTTATTGTTTCACCTTGCCTAACTAAGAATTGCAAATAAACATGAGCAGTTCCATTTTCAGTTGTAGCATTTGTCCAATTATTTAATTTAACTTGAACACCTAAAACTGAGTTGCCTTGATTCATAAATTGTAACGACTTAACAGAAGGTAATACAAATTCACCATTAGTCCCACCTTTAGTTTCATCTGCTGTGAATAATGTTATATCACTAGAACCTACTCTCTGCTTTATATTTATTGATTGATCAGATTGCCTTCCTGCTCTAGTTGCTCTTTGGTCTAGCTCAGGGTAATTAGTACCCCCATACATACCACCTGTTTCACTAGGGGTTGCCATTCCTGAATCTCCTCCTCCTCCTGCCATAATTTCTCCTTTTTACCTTAAATGATATTTTACTGTTATATTTGTTGTATAATCTGAATTAACACTATCATTTCTGAAAAATGCACAGATTACTTTACCTCCTGCTACATTTGCACTATCTACTGTCCAAGTGCTTAAATATACTTGTTCACTACCTGCATTAGTTACATCTGAATTATGTGCTAATAATGTTCCATCTGCTAAAGCTGATGTAGAACCACTATTAAATGTATAAGAATATAAGTGCATACGAGTTGTATCACCTGTTGCTTGGTCTGCACCTTCTGTTGAATAAACTGCATCAATAGTTATATTATCAGGAACATACCATAATAGCCCTGCTAATTGAGAACCTTTTTGACTTAAAGTATTAGCAGTTGTAAATGATGTGTCAGGGTCAGTTCCTGTTCCAAAATCTACCATCCAACCCTCTACTTTTTGTGCCATACCAAAAAAAGGGATTCCATAATGTGTATCAGCAAGTAACCCTTGTTGCATATCACAACCTATACCAAAATAAGCATATTGTGTATTTACAGTATGTTGTCCTATTCCTGCTTTAACTAAATCATTAGTAGAATCTACAGTTAATAATGCATTTCCATCAGCATCACATATAACACTATTAGTAGTTGAATCAGTTGATGGTTGTGCTTTTAAGTTTCTATCAGATAAATACAATGCACTTGTATCTCCATCTCCACATTTAATTTGCTTTATGTTGGAGTCAATACCAGTATTAGAATTGTCAGTATGAAGTATATCTTTATAAACCTCACTTAATTTCTTATCTGTAAAACTAGCCATTATTTACCTTTATCTTTCTTCCCCTCTTCAGCTTTTTTCTTTTCAGCCTTTAAATATTCTATTGTACCCATGCATTTAATATAAGCAGTTTCAATGCCTTTTAATTGTTGCTCTAACTCTTCTATTTTTTTATCATATTCCATTTTTGCTCCCCTTGTTTTTTAATCATATTCTGCAAAATCGCTTGTATCAGCAGGTAATGCAGTTACTTTCATTATAAAATCACAAAATCTGCCTGTCCCTGTTCCTCCCCAAGCTAAATAATTATTTGCTGCACTTGTTTTAGCACCAAACCAATAATTATAAGTATTTCCTGCTGTTAATCCTGTAATTGTCCAAAAATGTTGTATTGTTTGGTCATTTGTTTCATCAGGTGTATTCTGTAAACATTCATAAGTTGCACCTAAAGAATTATATGTGGCATTGTCAGAAAGTCCTACTTGTAAAGTTCTATTAGAACTAGAAGCATTGTGATACACTTGTACCATAACTTCAACATTCCCACTTGGTGGTGCAACAAATCTTACTGTCATAGCTGAATCAGGAACTGCATAAGATGTTGTTAATGTATAGTTAGTATGTGTTGCACCTTCCCCAATCATTCTATAGCCTAATATCATACCTGCATAAGCAGAGTTAGCTACACTAAATTCTGTTCCATTTTGCTTAGCTATATACCTGCCATCAGTATCAAATGACAAGAAATCAGTAGCATCTATTGTTATATTGTCGTCTGCTTCTAAGGTTATGTCATCGCTAGAATCTATTACTAAACTTCCACACACGATTTTATCTATTGAGTCTATTGTTAAATCTCCTGATGAATAAGTAACATCAGACAATTCATTTAATTGTGTAGCTCCTGCATCTGTACCTGTCTGTACTGATGCCCCATCTACTGTTATAGCTGAGGCATCTATAGATCCTCTCACTTTTAATTCACCATCAGAAAGCTCTAAAATACTGTTTTTACCACCTATTTTAATAGGCTTGAGGTTTGGTTCTAAATTAGAATCATCCCCTAATTCTATAGGGTTTTTTCTTTTAGACTCAAATCTGTCTGCTCGTATTTCAGTTCTTCTTGATGCCACTTACTTTCCTTTAATCTTATCCACTATTGGTTTTAGCACCATATCCCAAACTAAATCATCTTTTTTAGATGGGCTTAGTTTAATACCTTTTTCCAATACATATAAAGCCAATAAAAACCATTCCCAGTTACTTGTTAGCATTGATAGCATTTACTTCTCCTTTTTTAATTTTTTTATTTCTTTTTTTAAAATAGCAATTTCTTTTTCATTGCTTTCTATTGTTTTACCTTGTTTATCAATTAGCTTATATGCTTGTTTCATTTGCACATCAAGCTCATTGTCTTCTTCTACATACTTGTTAATCTTATTTAAATCAAATTGTTTAAAGATTTGCTTTAAGACAAGATCTAAAACTTTTTTAACTAAAATACCTTGTAGCATTTATTCTCCTATCATTCCAGTAGCATAAAATAATAATAAACCACCCAAAAAAACAACCCAGAAACCTAACCAAAATGCTGTCATTTCCTGCACTTAGAACCTCCAATTAACTCCTGTAGAGATATACTCTTCATTTTTACCATAAAAACTTGCTTTTGTTCCTTCTAAAAACAGACCTATTTTATCTGTTAAACTCATACCAAATAACATACCTATATCATATTGATTTTCTTTTCCTTTATATGATTTATCTGTTAAACCATAAGATTGTGGGAATATATTAAGCCAAATATGTGAGTAAAATTTAGTATCTCTTGTTCCCATTAATACATCTAATCCTATAACTTGATATAATTCTGCTTGGTATTCTTTAATTTTATTGTCTTCATTATATTGGTTTATAATACCTGGCATATGATATTCGTAAAACTCTGAATCAGAATATGCAACTGCAATGGAGTCAGAGTTCTCCCAATAATAACTAGCTTCTTCATAGTACATTTCCCAATAACCTTCTTCAGTAATTGGGTCAGTCTCAATAAAAATATAATAACTGTCAATTTCTTCATTTCCATTTAAATCATGTAGAGGTACTAAATAATCTGTATATCCATATTCATATGCTAGATACCACCAAGGGTCTTCATAATCATCGTATGCTGGGTGACCATACACTGGATGCCCTTTAATTGTAAACCCTGTTGTAAAATCAATAAACCAAAAGTGCTTTCTGTATCTAATATCTAGTTCTGCAAACTCTAAATCTCTACTTTCTTTGTTAGTGTATTTGCCTTTAACTACATACTTATCATTTGACCATTTAAGCCACACTTCTGCATCTTTAAACTCGTTGTTTCTATTTCTAACATCTGAATACTTAAATAGATATTCCCAACCATTTACTGCACCTATAACTGCTTTATCTGCTAATGACGATTCATTACCTTTATAAAATCTACTTCTTGATTGGTATGGAAATAGTGCAATCTTTCTTAAGCCTATAGTATAATTGTAATCATTTTTTAACACTTGGTTACCTTTTACATAGGGTGTGCCCATTGTGCCACTAAGATATAAAGTCGAATAATCAAAGAAACCACCAAAGACCAAACTAAAAGTCGCAACCACATAAACAATATAATTTTTAAATCTTCCATGCATCATTACTATTATCTCCTTACCATTTCTTGCAAGACCAATATCTTGCTGTTGTTTTGTCTTTAGCAGTTGCACATTTATGTCTAGCTCTGAAAGATTTTCTCCTAGCAGGGCTAGACTTTTTTATTCTCATGTTAGGATCACCAAACATAACTTTTTTTACTTTACTACCACTTTTAACAAATACTTTAAACTTTTTGCGACCATAACCTGGTTGCCCTTTACTTATACGAGATGGCTTGTTCAATCTAACTGATTTACCTTTATATTTAGCCATTTCACTTCTTCTTTCTTTTATATTTCTTCATACCTTTTTTCTTTTTAGCAGGTCTTCCTTTTTTCTTGCCATAAGTTCCTTTTCCATAAGGCATATTAGAACCTTCCTTTCGAGTTTTTTTCTACCTTAGTTAATCGTTCTTCAAATGCACTTATTTTAGCTGATAGTGCATCTAGCTTATCTTTGCAATCATCTATGCCTGATAAATCAACTTCAGGTATATCAATTTTTCTATTCTTTAATTTATCTAATTCTGTTTTAATGTATGTTAAATCACTAGCTAAAGGTGTAAGTTGAGTAGATAATGTTTTTAAATCTTTAAATGTTTCATCATATTCGTCTAATTTGTAAGATATAATCTTTAAGTCACCCATAGACTTAATGTTATTTATTTCCTTAGTATTATCTTCTACTGCACCTGTTAGTGTAAAATAAACACCAACTCCTGATACTACTACAAACATAATAGTAACAAGGAATTTTAAATCCATCTGAAATGCTGTATTCTCGCCTATTTTGTGAGCCATTGGTTGTTCCTCTTCAATATTTACATTTATTTGTTGGTCATTCAAAGCCTCTGCAACTTCCTCTACTGTTACATGACCTTCTTCAACTAACACTTTTCCAAGTGGGACTGATCTATTATAATTAATAGCCTCATCAGCTTGTTTGCTTAAAGCTGCTCTGAGTTGTTTTTTATTTATATAACCTTTAAGTAATAATAAATCACCTATTTTCATCCTTCAATTAACTCTCCCCATAAACTTGTTTTTCCATTTATAATCTGTATAATATGAACTGTAAATAAACCACCTTTAAAAAAATCAACTATTGCAAATGCATGTGACCAATTTATAGTTCTATTATCAAGCCAAGCATTTTTCTCTGTAGACATATCTTTTAAACAACCTATACTCCAGGCTGATTTAGCTCCATCCATATGAGTAGCTGAATGTTGCTGTAAGTCATGCCAATGTCCATACATTATATTGCAACCTAACTTTCTTAGGTGGTTTGATGCATGATACTGACCTCCATACTGATGTCCATGATAAAAATATAACTTGCCTATTTTAAGATGACTACCAAAAGGATAATATGTATACCCTCTTTCATCAAGTTTTACTGCATCTTTAAATATATACCCATCTAAATAAGGATAACTGCCAACAAACATATTAAGCCAATTGTCGTGATTACCTTCTGTAATGTATTTTTCATTACATCCAGCTTTATCTAAAGCCTCGTCTATTTGATCCATACCTTTATTAACATCTTTAACATCTTTTTCTAAGGTAGGTAATATATATTCTAATGGTGGTTTTTTCTTTCTCTTCCACTTCCAATGCGAAAATGCTTCCCATTCACCTACATCTCCAAGATCTACATATATATCTGGTTTAACTATTTCTATAGTCTTACATAATATATTTATAGACTTGACATCATGTAGAGGAAAATGTTTATCAGGAGTTACGATTGCTCGTTTAACGACTCCTTTATCCCTCAAAGCCATATATTTTCCTTGTATTTTTAATATTAATTTAGTATAAAGGGAGGAAATTTCCTAATTTGAGGCTACTGCTTTTACTTCTTCACTTAGCTCTTGGGCACGATTTGGAGTTTGTTTAGCCCAAAGGCTATCAAGCATCTCTATAGAAGCCTCTTCGTATTGCTCTGTTTCTAATAAGTATATTGTTTTTTTAAACTTAGAAAACCCATTAACACCTAATTGATAGCACATATCAACCACAACATCTTGTATTTCAGTAGGAGCATCTTTTACCCAAGGAAATGTCTTTTTAATCCTCTCAACTAAAAGGGCTAAGTTTCTAACAAGGATAAGCTCTGCTATATCTTCGTCTAAAAATAGATCTTTAATAGCAAAGCCATATCCAATTGTGTCATAACCTTCGGTGCATTTATAAACAGTAGATTTAAAACCTTCGTGCTTTTTAATCTTCTTTAATAAAGTCATTTTATTTAGTCTTCAAATCCCAAATATATGTCTAAACTGTCTGTCGCACCTGTTGAAGCAGGATCACCTCTCCATATTCCTGCAACATAAAGAGCATCAGAAGTTACATGAGGTTGCATAACAAGACCTATGTTTGTTGCTGTAATAACTTGAGCAGTAGTTATATCTCCTTCTGTTAAAGTCAGTTGGACATTTCCACATATTTGAACAGCTTGTGCTTCTGCTGCTGTTATGTCTATTGCTGCGCTAGAATGCCCTAGTTTTTGAGCACCTGATGGAGCACTTCCATCTGTTTGACCTACTGCAAATATAAGTTCTAATGGAGCACCTGAATCATCTGCATCTAACACTCCTACACTTTGTAGCATTGTTGCTACACCTTTTTCAGAACAAGCACCTGGGATAGTAGTCCAATTAAAAGCTACATGATTATCGTCATTATCGTCAGCAGCAATTGTAGGTTGAATTTTTATAACTCTTCTGAGATTTCTTTTTATCTCACTCATTATTCTTTCTCCTTCTTAGCTTTTGGTGCTTTTTTAGGTTCTGCTTTAGCTTTAGGCATTTCAATTTCCATGTCAAAATTTTTATTTTTCTTCCATTGGTCTACTCTCGCTTTTCCAGCCATGTATTGCACACCTGTTCTTTTGCCTGATGGAGCAAAAGCTCCTTTAAATTTTACTTTTATATCTTTCATTCATTCTCCGAGTTGTTATAAGGGGAGCAAAAACTCCCCTTATAATGTTAAGATAAACTACTTGCTTACTACCAAGCAGTTGTGCCTTCTTCAACAATACCCCAAACTTTAGTTTGAGAAGCATCTTGAATTAATTTAGATCCATAAATCATATCACCAACTAATTTGTGTGCGATATAATCAATGTCATATTCAGATTGAACTTCAGGCTGTTTGCTGAAAGCATAGCCTAAACCTGAATTATGAACTACGAATCCACCAAGAACATTTGCATTATTTAATGCACCATCATCAGAATCAACAGCAGCATTTGCATTTGTTGATGAGATGTTGTTAGAAAGCACTACATCCATACCCATAACTGTACCAACTAAGCCATTTTGAATATCGGCTGTGTTAGTTTTAGAAATATGAATAAAGTCATCTATTCTAAACAATGAAGCATATAGAGTTGGATTTAAAACTAATGTGCACTCATTAAGAGGGCAATCATTTTCCATCACAACTTTTGATATATGTGCCAATGTTAAAGCATCGATAGTTTTTGCAACTGTGTTACCTGCTATGTTGATACACTCAGTTGTCAATGCTAAAGTAGCTTCTAATGAAGCATCGAAACCTAAAGCCATTTTATAACCGATTGAATCTGCATACATAGATAATAGATCAGAATTTGATTGCACTTTTCCCATGTCATCTATCATTGCTGAAGCATAACTATGAGATGTTACATCCAATGCGATTTCATCTTCTGTTGCATTAGTATAGTTCACAGGAACATGAGGTTCTTTTGTTGTGATATTTGCCACATCAGCGACTGATGGAATATGAACCTTATCTCCACCAGCAGATACTAGACCTGAATAATCTGTTCCTAGATTTGCTAATACTAGATTTTTTTTGAATGAAGCTCTTACTGCCTGTGCCCATACTTCAGGTATAAATACAGCTAATTCTGTATCTGAAGCATATGAAGCAGCAGGGTTAGCTAGTCCTGTACTTGTTGCCATTTAAATCTCCTTAAGATTTTTGCTTTCTGAGGTTGTTTTTTGTACTGACTTAGAATAGTTGTCCAGTTTTGCTTTAAATTTTGTCTATCAGACCAATCTATAGGTTTTTCTGGAACAGCTTTCCTTGCATTACCAACAACTTCAGGAGCATTTTGTTTTGTGTTATTAATTTTACTCGTTACATACTCAAGAGTTTCTAAGTCTAATTTAGCCAAAGATTCTCTTTCATCTTCAGGATGGTTCTCTAATAAAGAAGTTCTTTTTACCTCTTCATATTTAGCCCACTTACTAGCATTAGAAGTCAAACTTTCAATTTCAGAAGAAGCCTTTTCATATAAGGTTTTAAATTCTTCTTTTTCTTTTAGCCTACCTTCTTCTGCTTTAGCTTTAGCTTTTTCGTATTCAGCTAATTTAGCTTCTGCATCCTGTGCTCTTTTTCTATACTTTTTGCTTTCTGCAATATACTGATCATTCGAGCTATCTTGAACAGTTTCTGTAGCAGGACTTTCACTAACTGTTTCTGTCTTTGCTTGTGTTTGTTCTTCGGACATACTGTCCTCCTTTTTATATTAAAATAAATGAATAATGCATAATTTTGCATAATTCTTATAGATAACTTAAATTAAAAGCAGGTAAAAATGCAAATTTTTGGATAATTCACTACAAAATTATAAAGAAAAGTGGTTTGACTACATGGATTACAAGCCACACTTAGGGCAAAGCAAACTGCATTACCCTACGAAGGACACTGCAAGGTTTTTTGTCATGGTTTGTGGGAGAAGGTTTGGTAAGACAACTGCATCTGCTATGGAAGCAACATATTATGCTTCTCAACCCAACAAAAGGATATGGCTGGTTGGCTTATCCTACGATAAAGCAGATTTAATGTTTAGGGAAATTTGGAAAACAATGGTAGTTGGGCATCCAAATGACATTAAGAGAGCTTCAGAAAAAGACAGGTTTATACATTTTAAATGGGACACAGTAGTTGAGGCTAAATCAGCAGACAATCCAGATTCTCTGGTTGGAGAAGGATTAGATCTATTAATAGTTGATGAGGCTGCCAAAGTTAAAAGTAAAATATGGGATATGTATTTATCTCCCACTTTGTCTGACCGAAAAGGGAAGGCTATTTTTATCACAACACCTGAAGGGTTTAATTGGATTTATGACTTATATCTCCTTGGGCAAAGCGATGAATTATGGGAATCTCACCAAGCTCCCTCTTGGGATAACCATTATGCCTTCCCTGAAGGTAAACAAGACCAATTTCTTCTTGAAAGAAAAAGAAATATGGCTAAAGAAGTATATCAGCAAGAGTATGGAGCAGCTTTTACTTCATTTGCTGGTAAAGTTTATCCGATAGAAAGAAGTTTAGATGTAGGTAATTATAAATATAATCCAAACTTACCTACTTATTGCTCTATAGATTTTGGTTACAGGATGCCAGCAGTTGGTTGGTTTCAAATATATAGAGTTGGTGGTTTTTACCACATAAATATGATTGACGAAATAATACATAAAACAAATGTCAAAACAGATGAATTAGCCTTAAATATTAAGGCAAAGAAGTATAATGTAGTTAAATATTTTGGTGATCCTGCTGGAATGCAGGCTCAAGGGCAGTCAGGGCTAGGAGATATAGAGATTTTTAAGAAGCATGGCATAAATGTCCACACTAAAAGAGATAAAGCATCAAGAAGCATAGCATCAGGTATATCTCATGTAAGAGGTTTTATAGAAAATGCCCAAGGCGAAAGATTTTTTCATATAAATGAGAAATGTGTAGGAATAATAACAGATTTAGAGAATTATCGTTATCCTGAAGTA